ATATCAAAGAAACACGCTTCGGTCTATTCACTAGCATCTTAAAAAATCCACTTGGTCAACACTTTCTTACTGGTGCAACTAAAGATGGTGTGATTGAAATGTCACGTTGGCATCTTAAGTGTGCTCAAGATGGTTCTCTTCAAGATTATACTAGAGTTGTAAATAGCGGTGTTGTTGGTGGTAAGTTGTGATTCGTACATTGCGTATCTGGTTGTGGGGCATTGTTGCTGAATTAGAGTATCAACTCTATCCTTGGAAGTCTAACGATGTTCCACAATGGGCAGTAGATAGATATAATATCGATAACGGTGCTCACTCTACAGAATATGAATATACTGACCATCTCAACTTTGAATGGTTAAAATGTCAGGAAGAGAAGGTCGCTAAACTTCAACTAGAAATGTTAAGTGTAATCGATAGACTTAATAAAATGGAGCGTTGACTTATGTACGAAGAATTAGATTGTTTCGAGAGAGCATTGCAACACTTTGGGACCAGAGTAGAGATCATCACTGCTATGGAAATGGCAAACAAAGTATCAACAGAAGATGCTTATCAACAGATCAAGGATGAACTAAAAGAACTAAAAAAATGTCGTAAGGAGTTCAAAAAAGATGGCCGCTGATTCTCTCAAGGTAGAACAAAATGCAGATGGGACATTCACTATTGAATGGGATAAAAATGATCCTAACTGGTCGTGGATGAATAATCATACCAGTAAAGAGATACAAGATCTAGTGCAAGAAGCAGTAAAACTTGGTCTCGATAATGCTATTCCAGACTATACTGAGCTTCCAGATAATAAGCAATCCCAAAGAAAACCTTAAGTTCCTAACTAATTTTATGCGGAAACGCTAAAATACATCAGTAAAGGCAGGACACCTATGACTCTTCCCAAAAACGGCAGAAAACTCACTGAAAATGAAGAAAAAAGTATGGAAATTGCCCTGAAAGAGGCAGGAATCCGTTCAATTCACCCAGAAAGGATGGAAGCATTGGCAGATTCTATGGTGGAGAAACTTAAAGAACCTGCAAAAGGTCACGCAACCAACACTAAAGGATGGCGTACTTGCAGTCCCTTAAATGATTGATTAAAATAAATAAGTTCATCACATTACAAACTTTATATGGAAAGTATAGAGAAGCATATTGAAAAGGACAAAGAGATCCTACACGATCCTACTGTCTCTCCACAAATGCGTCGTCACATTGAAGGCGAACTGCACGATTTGGAAGAATATGCAGAACACCATAAGAAGGAAATTGATGCAGGAGATCATCACGATCCATCGTATCTTGAGCTCTTTTGTGACCAAAATCCATCAGAACCTGAATGTTTAATTTACGACGATTGAGTGTGACAGTTCAATAGGTGGCACAGCACCCTTGACGGGGTGCTTTTTTTATGCGATATTAGATGAGTGGAGGGGAGACCCACCACGATCACACGAGAGGCAAACAGTAAGAGGGATCGACAAACTGATCTCCGCCTCTCACACATTTTCTCTCTGATTATGGCAACTCGTTCACGCATCGGAATCGAACTTCAAGATGGATCTATTCTCTCTGCTTATCATCACTACGATGGTTATCCTTCTTGGTTGGGTCGGATTCTTAAAACGCACTACAATTCAAAGGAGAAAGTAGCAGAACTGATTGATGGTGGCGATATGTCTTCCGCATGGACTAACTGCGGTTGGCAGAATGAAACTCGTCCCGAAAGTGGTCCGATGTATTATTCTGAGCGTGGAGAGAATTGCCCTCCTCGTTATGATAAAGATATGGAAGAGTTCTTCTCTATGGGTGAAGAATACTCCTACATCTTCCGCAACGGTGAGTGGGTAGCATACGATATGCACCAGTTTGATGCTAATGTAGCACCTGAACCTGTAGAGATCCCTGCTTGTGCGCTGGCAGCTTGAGAACTGTCCACAGGGCGTCCCAGAACCGTCTAGGACGCTCTATAATTACTCTGTAATCAACGGAACGACGAATGACCTCCTTTGCTGACTACTGCGCCACTCAAGACGCACGGAACACCATTCAACTGAATGTCCGTAAGTACACTTTGATGCTGTGTGATGCTCTGCTGCTGGATTATGTTGAGCGTTCAATCAAACATCACAAACTTTGCATTGCTAATGGTAATGAAGTTGGCAACTATCATCAAAATGCTATTGACGAACTGAAGAGTGGCAACTATGATAGTATTGATTATAAGTTCTACATTGAAGAAGGTCGTAAGTATCACAAAATTGTGATGGACACTGGTAATCAACTATCTGTGCACGCTTTCGTTGATAAGAAGACTGGTGAAGTTTACAAACCAGCATCATTCAAATCACCCGCAAAGATTGTTCGTTTCAATCTTCTGGAGATCAATTCTCGCGAAGAGTGCTTCAAGCGTGCAGATTGGGCAGGTGGTTATCTTTACCTTTGATTATTATGTTAAACACTATTTTAATCGCTGTTGCTGCCTTTATCTTGGCAGCAACATTTCCAACGATTGCTAAACCAGTATTCATAATCTGGGCACTAGCAGTTATACTTTATCACCTTGCTAAATGACGGGTAAAGAAAAACTTTTATTTGTATCTTCATTCATCTGGTTCTTACATTGGGGCACATGTTTAGCATCTACCATTCTGGATACGGTTATTCTAAAGTCCTCTGTGAGGATATTACCTCTTGGTTTTTGAGTCAATTCTTTCCACGTCATCACGTCAGTGTTGATATTGTTCACCGTGGATTGAAGAAAGATCAGGTTCTTGGTTATTGCGATGTTGTTGGTCCTAGTTATCGACCAAGACATTTCCTGATTGAACTTCAGACTGATATGTCTAGGGAGTTGTATATAAAAACTCTTTTTCACGAACTGACCCACGTTGCACAGTGGATTCGTGGCGACCTGCGGTTTCGACACGGAAAAATGAGTTATTGTCAACAATCGGTTGAAGATATTGTCTATGAAGATCGTGGACACGAAATTGAAGCGCGTGAGGAAGAAGAAAGACTATATTTGATGTACTTAAATGATAGATTTGGTGTGCCAGTCGGTGAACTGGACCAGTTCAGCGGCACTCGTGCTAGGCACCTGCTATGATTACAAAGTAATCGACAGACGGCAATGACTCCCGAAGCACGCTACCAGGCACTCTATGAAGAGATGTATAACCTGTGTGAAGAGCAGGGATGGGGTGATCCGTTCTCCTATGCTCGATCCCGTGAGATCCATATGGCAGGCGTCCTAGGTCATCGTATTGCCGATGATTACAGCGGCGCTGATGCTTTTGATGAAGATGGTGGTGCAGAATATAAATCAACTATTGCAAATTCTATCAATGCAACGTATAATGGTATCAGTGTTCAGGATACTTGGGAAGAGCAAGAACGCTATTTGATTGAAGATAAGATTGGCAAGTATAAGAACCACTATTACGCACGTTATGAAGGTGGTAAGATTGCAGAAGTGTGGAAACTTGATTGTGATGATGTTCTTGCAATCGTTCTTCCTAAAGCACAGAAACAATATCCTAAAAAGAAGAATGGTAACGCTAAAGATCCCCGTATCGGTGTTACAATCTCTAAGAAAGAAATCTATGCCGTTGGCACTTGCATCCTGGGTTGATTATGGACAGTAAAGAACTTATGTACTCGTCAGGTAACAATGACGAGTGTTATACGCCTGATTATGGTGTTACTCCCATCCTGAAATACATCCCGAAGGATGCAAAGGTGTGGTGTCCATTTGACACTGCTGAGAGTGAATTTGTCAAGCAAATCTCACAGACTCATAGTGTAGAATACTCTCACATTGATGAGGGTAAGGACTTCTTTACCTATGAACCTGTCCACTTTGATGTAATCGTATCGAATCCACCGTTTACAAATAAGCGTAAGTTCTTCGAGCGGGCGTTGTCATTCAACAAACCATTTGCGTTGATTATGACTAACACTTGGTTGAATGATAGTGCACCGAAGCAGTTGTTCAAGGACAAGGATCTGCAACTGTTGATGTTTGACAAGCGGATGAAGTTTCACTCTCCTGATGGTAGACCAAACGATAAGATTACATTCAGTAGTTCATACTACTGCTGGAACTTTCTACCAAAACAAATCATAATGGAACAACTGGATATGCCGAAGCGCAAACTGGCACAGCGAACGCGCAGCGAGGCGGTTCTTCCTGTATGATTACAGAGTAATCAACAGAGAGCAATGATCACCAACAAGCGTATGATGATCGACATCATGTCAAAGTGTGACGGTGCCGACACTCTTACCCGTGATGAGAAGTTCAAAGTGTTCTGCAATGTTTGTGACAATATGTTGAAGGAAGGCAGAGTCAGTAAAGCAAACCACAAGCGTTGGACGGAGATCTGGTGACCAGTTGTGGAAGTGGCACAGCACCGCTTCCACTGCCTGCC